CACCCGACCGCTGGCAAGTTGTTGACGCACCCGAGCCGTGCCGTCGAGGTGAGCTATTTCGGCATTGATGAGGAAACCGGGCTGGAAGTTCGCGTGCGTCCTGACCTTGAGATAGACATGGGCGGCCTGCGCATCGGAGCGGACCTGAAAACCATCAGTATGTGGAACATCAAGCAGGAAGGCCTGCGCGCGAAGCTGCACAGGGAAATCATCGAGCGCGACTACCACCTGAGCGCGGCTATGTACTGCGAAACCGCAGCCCTTGACCAGTTCTTCTGGATATTCGTTAACAAAGACGAGAACTACCACTGGATCGCCATCATCGAGGCATCCGAAGAACTACTGGAACTCGGCATGCTGGAATACCGCAAAGCTATGCGCGCCATTGCGAACGGTTTCGACACTGGCGACTGGCCGGCGCCGATTACCGAAGACTACACCGAAGAGCTCAACGATTTTGATGTGCGCCGCCTCGAAGCGCTGCGCGTACAGGCATAAGGGGGAATAACAATGTCCAATTTAGTCGCAACAACTGAAAACCAGACCCAGAAGATCGACAACGTTTCTATCCTGACGAACGGTGAATTGTTCAACCGCCTGCGCACGCTCTCGGAAGTAATGGCCAATAGTGGAAACTTCGTGCCTGAGCATTATCGTGGGAAACCAGATGCGTGCATGGCTGTAGTGATGCAAGCAGCGCGTTGGGGTATGGATCCGTTTGCAGTTGCACAGAAAACTTTCATCGTGGGTAACTCAGGTGTGCTTGGCTATGAGGCACAACTGGTGAATGCGGTAATTAACACCATGGCTCCAACCAAAGACCGGATCCATTTTGAATGGTTTGGTGCATGGGAAAACATCGTTGGACGCTTCGTGGAGAAGACAAGCAGCCAGAACAAAAAGTACATCGCACCAGGCTGGAATTTGAAAGATGAAGCTGGCGTGGGCGTTCGCGCCTGGGCAACCCTCAAAGGAGAATCAGAACCTCGCGAGCTTGTGCTGATGCTTTCGCAGGCACAAGTCCGCAACTCTACACTGTGGGCGAGCGACCCCCGCCAGCAACTGGCCTATCTCGCCGTTAAACGTTGGGCGCGACTGTACTGCCCGGATGTGATCCTCGGTGTCTATACCGCCGATGAAATTGATGAGCGTGAGGAGAAGGTGATCAACCCCTCGTCTGTTGAAAGGGTCACCATTGATGAGATTGCCAGCAGTGCGGGAACATCAGCCAGTGCACAGGAATCAACCAAAAATATCGATCAGTTAGCCGACGATTTGCGTGACCGCATTGAAAAAGCAGTGACAGTCGACCAGGCAAGCGCAATCCGTGGTGACATCGAAACCCAAAAACCAACACTTGGTACCGCGCTATACACGGAACTGAAAAATAAAGCCGTTCGTCAATATCACCTGGCTGATCACCGTAACCGGGTGGAAGCGGCTATCAATTCACTGCCAAATCCTGGAGATCCGGAAGCCGCAGAATCGTTTGCTAAAGCCGAAGGTGTTCTCAATACCGCCAAACGTTACCTGGGCGATGAACTGTATGACCAGTTCCGCATCACCCTGGACGACATGAAACCGGAATACGTGGGCTAAGGGAGGCGGGAGGGTTCGCCCTCCCGGTAACGATATGACGAAAATTACTGAATGCGGAATGATTTTTAACGCTGAGATGGTGCGGGCGCTGCTGAGCGGCAGGAAGACACAGACCCGGCGAATCATCAAGCCGCAGCCAGAGGCAACATTAAGCGGAAGTTTATCCGGTAAGTGGTTAAGCAGACCTCTTAACGGACTGTTGTTGCCGAAAATTGAAGATATCGCAATCCATTGTCCGTTCGGTGTCGTCGGTGATCGCATCTGGGTGCGTGAGACGTTTCAGGGGCCACTGTTCGACTACGACCTAATGGATAGCTATTGCAAAGACCCCACTCCGTTTGAGAAGCCCGAATTCTGCGTTTACAAGGCTGATGGAGTGCCAGCGCCAGAATTTTACGATGCAGATGATGAACTGCATTGCTGCTGGCGACCATCTATCCACATGCCGCGCTGGGCCTGCCGCATTCTTCTGGAAATCACCAACGTGCGGGTTGAACGACTGAAGAGTATCAGTGACGGCGATGCGATACGCGAAGGGTGCAGTACCGCCGACATGATGAGTGGCGACTGTGTAGCTGATGTGTTCGCGCGCCTGTGGGCATCAATCTACAGCTCAGATAGTTGGAATGCCAACCCCTGGGTTTGGGTTATCGAGTTCAAGCGCGTTGAAGGCGGTGCAGCATGAGTCTTAAACATCGATTACCTGAGCTGGAAGCCAGCATCGACCCGGCAGCATTGCGCGCAGCCGCCGACGAATATTCGGATCTGCTTCTGACTTTGTGCTTATGCATGAAGATGGCCGGCCCCACCCGGGCAAACGTGCGCGTCTGCGCCACCGAGCTTAAAAAACGCCTGACAACCTGGCACAGCCAGAAAGAACTCAATGCAATTCTGTCTAGTTGGGATCCCGTTGGCTATGTTCTCGGCCTCCGCCGGGAGGCGAACGACAACGCGGACGCAGCTGGCGATCCAGTTGATGTTTTTGTGTGAGGTGAATATGCGACTGATTAACCGAAGCAAACAATCACCGCTGGGCCGCCAGGCGTGCGATGCGGCACTGGCAAAACATGTTGAGCTTTATGGCGATTATGGCAGGCAGAAAATGAAGCGGACCTATACCGTCGTGGTTCAGGGCACAAAAATCACTGTTGAGGTCGTTAATAGGAATTGCAGCTACGTGGCCACGGCCATGAACTGCGCCCGGCGGCTCCGGCATTTACCCGGTCAGGTTTCCTGATATCGAATTATCAATTCGACGCGGCAGGCCAGCTTAAACTCGGTCTGCCGCCTGTGAGGTGTTTATGGCACAGGTCATTTTTAATGAAGAATGGATCGTTGAATCTCGCCTGACCGAGAGAACTGGACTCACGCAAAGGCAGATAAAAAGTTATCGACTTGGATCATGGATCGAAGGCGTCCATTTCAAAAGGCTTCCCCAGACAGAAGGCGCATGCAAAGAGCGCGCTGTCATTTGGTACAACTTACCCAAGATAAATCAGCTCGTACAGGACGCATGATGACGGCATTACCTACTGGTGTAGAAATTCACAATGGAAAAATCAGGATTTGGTTTCTCTTTCGCGGCAAACGCTGCAGGGAAACACTCAAGGGATGGACTGTTAACAATGCCAACATCAAAAAAGCAGGAAATCTTAGAGCTGCAATAACTGGCGAGATACAAATGGGGACTTTCGAATATGCAAGTCGGTTCCCTGAGTCGAAATCGAAGACATTTGGCGGGGAGGTTCAACCGGTAGAAACATTTGACGACCTCTGCAATCTTTTCCTTGAAAATAAAAGGCTTGAGATTGCAGAGTCATCCTACTTCAATCTCAAATCAATGCTGAGGGTCCTCACTCGGATCATCGGTAAAAACACGCTGATTAAGGATATCCAGCATCACGACATCCTGGCCTGCCGTAGAGAGCTTCTTTACGGCGCTGTTATCCACGATGATTCCCCTTGGCTGAACAAGACTGGCAGAGCCGTTAGTACGGTAAATTTTCGCATTAATGCGCTATGTCTGATGCTCAAGTTTGCCCACCAGAGCAAGTTTGTATCCCATGCGGCTTACGAGAATATTCGTCCATTAAAAAAGGAAAAAACCGTTCCGGATCCGTTGCTTCAAGATGAGTATGAGCTATTTATTAACGCAATTACCGAATATCACGCAAGAATTTGGCGGGTTGCGATTTTTACAGGACTCCGTCACGGTGAAATTTGTGCGCTCGCCTGGGAGGATGTAGACCTCCAAAACGGGAAGATTTACGTAAGCCGCAACGTCACGCAAAAGGGAACGTTTTGCCCGCCAAAGACTAAGGCTGGTGTCCGTACAATCACTCTTCTAAAACCAGCGCTCGAAGCATTACGGGAACAATTTGAGCTAACTGGTCATCTTGACGCGACTAATATCGTTTTCCATCACAGGGAGATAGGAAAATCTGAGCAGCAGGCTCTTCGCTTCGTGTTTCGCCCAAAATCTCAATCGAAGAGTAAGGCCGGGTTCTATTCCCGAGGTTCAATATCTTACAGCTGGAAAAGAGGGATGATGCTTGCGAATTTGAGAAGCCGCGACCCTTATCAGTCAAGGCATACCTATGCATGCTGGTCTTTATCTGCCGGAGCAAATCCCTCGTTCATTGCCAGCCAAATGGGGCATGAAAATGCCAAAATGGTTTATACCGTTTATTCAAAATGGATTGGCGATATGGACGAAGATCAGGTCGGGCTACTCGATAGCAAATTCGCAAAGATGTCCCTATAATGCCCCCAAGACTAAAAACATGATAAAATTTTAAAATAATATCAATAACTTAAAACAAACCGGTAAAGTTAATACCGATTTATGCAATAGCAGATGACCCGGTTCCTGTTTCTCGCACAGCCTGGAGAAGGAAAAGTGACAGTGTCACCTAAAGGCCAACAAGGCCGAGAAGGCGCAGGTCCGGTGGTCAGGATAAGAAAGCGCCAGTCCGTGACGCTTTCGGAAAGCAACAATCGCCGCTCGCCAGGCCGCGATCCAGGGAATGAAAACTGTGATGAAACGGGTAAATGGATTGCCAGGCAGGGTCGCGGTTGGCTAGGTGCCTTTTCTGACCAGGCGGGCGGCCTGAACAAAAACCTCATCTTCCACCCCGTCCCCCTTCTGTCTGCCCAGTCTCACCAGTTCATCCACGATACTCCCCTGATTAATCTGCTTCTGTGTAGCCACTAAGCTAATGACCGCCGCGCCGATGGCCATGCCAATCAATGCCGTTTGTTCATCTTTATCTTTCATGGTGTCGCTCCGTCTGTCCTCCAGAGAAAGGCTAGCAAAAGATACCACCAGCTCAATTTCAAATTCATCTTCTTTACACCTCCCGGAAAACGCAGGCGCCGCGCTGACCTCTCCATCCCCCTGGTGGCGATGGCGCAAAGCGCTGCCGCCTCATACCGGGTCTTTATTTTGCCAGCTTCACGTTGCGCGGAAATAAATAAAAATAACGCGCGCGCCGAAGAGTAAAAAAAGGAAATAACAGCCTCAGCGATAAAACCAGATTATTCCAGCAGGGAATAGCTGGGATGCTAATATTTCATTTCCCCACCGGTTTTTAGAAGCCTATAGTTTTTTTGCCTGCAGAACATCCACTTAGGTTAAAAGACATAAGGACATAATA